CCCGTTTGCAGGTGGTCTAGTTTTTGATGGCATAACCGTAGCCGACCGGTATCCTCCTATTGCACAAATGTCTGGTACTGCGCTCAAGCCCTGCATAGACTGCGGCACATTGGTGCGTGGCGCATCACGCTGTGCGTCTCATCAACTTGTCATGAACCGTCGCATTGAGAAGGCGAGGGGCACCAGGCAGGAGCGTGGGTACGGTGCGGAGTGGATGCGTCTCCGGGCGAAGGCGTTGCGTGCCCAGCCATGGTGCGGAGACTGCATGACCGAGGGACATCCGGACAACCCGTTGACCGGAGACCACATCGTGCCCCTCAGCGCCGGTGGCCGGAACGAGCTTTCCAACGTCCGGATATTGTGCCGTCGTTGCAATTCGACACGAGGAGGTGTGCGTGCTACTCAGTGACCGAGACATACGGTTGCGTCTTGCGTCCGGCGACCTATCCCTGATGCCCCAGCGAGATGACCTGATCCAGCCTGCTTCAGTCGACCTGACGTTGGACGCGTCCTTCATTGAGGCCGACGGGCTGCACCTCACTCTTGAGGCAGATGGCGTGATGGACATCCTGCCCGGGCACTTCCTTCTCGGGTCGACCGCGGAGCGTGTCACCCTGCCGGCCGATCTCGGGGCGCAGGTTCAGGGCAAGTCTTCGTTCGCCCGTCTGGGACTACTCGTCCATTGCACGGCCGGTTGGATCGACCCTGGGTTCGATGGGAAGATCACCCTCGAGTTTGTGAACCTCGGCATCAACCCGATCCCATTGCGTGTCGGGAAGCCCATCGCGCAGATACTCTTTCATCAGACCCTGTCGCCATCCGAGAGACCATACGGATCGCGCGGACTGAACTCGCGGTATCAGGGTCAGGAAACAGTGACAGGATCACGACTATGACCGGACCACCACGGATTCCTACGGCACTGAAGATCCTCAGGGGCAACCCAGGCCACCAGAAACTCAACAAGGCAGAGGCGAAGCCCCCTGTCGACTTGGGGAAGCCTCCGTCCGAGTTGTCGTTGCCTGCCAAGCGGATATGGCGCGACTTCGGGAGGCAGTTGGCGGACCTCGGATTGATCACGAGGATCGACGAGGCATCCTTCGCGGCGTTCTGCCAGACGTATGCACGTTGGCTTGAAGTGAACACGTACCTGCGCGACGCACCCCTGCTGCTTGAAAGTGCGAAGGGTGGGTTGGAAATCAATCCGGCGGTTAAGCTGCTCGATCAGTTGCAGACTGCAATGATGAAAGCGGCGGCGGAGTTCGGACTGTCGCCGAGTTCACGATCCAAGGTAACGACGAACGCCGTCCGCGAAGACGAATTGGGGGACTTCCTTGGAACAGGAACCAGCCGCTGAACGGGCAGCAACCTTTATCGAGAAGTTCTGCCGGCACTCGCGCGGTGACATCGCGGGGAAGCCGATCGTGTTGCGCGATTGGCAACGCGAGGTATTGTCGGGTCTGTTTGCGGTCACTCCGGAGGGCAAGCGGAAGCACCGGACGGGTCTGATTGGACTGGCCCGCAAGAACGGGAAATCCGTTCTCGGATCCGGCATTGCCTTGTACGGACTGATTGCGGACAACGAACCCGGCGCCGAGATCTACGCATGTGCCGGTGACCGGCAGCAGGCACGCATCGTCTTCCAGGAGGCGCGTCGGATGGTGGAATCACATCCGGCGTTGTCGAAGCACGTCACCGTATTCCGCGACGTGCTTGAAGTGAAGGCCACGAAGAGTGTCTTCCGGGTCCTGTCGGCGGACGCCAAGTTGCAGCAGGGACTGACGCCGCACCTCGTGATCTTCGACGAGGTTCACGTGCAGCCGAATGACGAACTGTGGAATGCGATGGTCCTCGGCATGGGGACGAGGAAGCAGCCCTTGATGGTCGGCATCACGACCGCCGGGTACGGCGAAGACACCTTGCTCTACCGTCTCTATGACTATGGGAAGAAGGTTCGATCGGGCGAGATCGACGACCCGAGTTTTTTCTTTCGTTGGTGGGAACCCGAGGCGTCCGAGTGCGACTGGCGCGATCCTGCCATCTGGGCGCAGGCCAACCCGGCATACGGCGATTACCTGAATGCCGAGGCACTTGAGCATGACGCTCGGACAACACCCGAACACGAGTTCCGCCGGTATCACCTGAACCAGTGGACGACCGTCGCGGACGCTTGGTTGCCGTTCGGTGCGTGGGACCTCTGCAAGGACGAGACGGTACACCTTGACGAGACCCTGCCACTCAGGGTCGGAATCGACATGGCATACAGCAACGACTGCGCTGCGATTGTCGGGGCGCAGGTGCAGGGTGACCGGACCGTCATCCGCCTTCTTGGCGTGTGGGAGAACCCGTTCGACCCGACCGACAAGCGTTCCGACGCGTGGAAGATATCCGTCTTTGAGGTCGAGGAACGCTTGCGCCAGATCCGTGCGAGGTTCCCTGCATCAGGGGCGGTCGTTGACGGACAGGTATTGCCGGGTCCCGAGTTCGCATACGACCCGGCGTGGTTCTCCCGGTCCGCTCCCCTGCTCGAAGGTGACGGTCTCACCATGGTGGAGTTCCCACAAACCGACAGCCGGATGGTCCCGGCGGCGCAGACCCTCTACCAGTTGATCACTGAGCAGAAACTGGTTCATGATGGGAACCCGATCCTGAAGCGTCATGTCGAGAATGCCGTCGCCGACCGACGACCCCGGGGGTGGCGAATCTCGAAATCAAGCAGCAGGAAGAAGATTGACGCGGCAATCGCCTGCGCGATTGCGGTGACCCGGGCACAGGAGCCTGCACCACAGCCGAAGACAAGCGTATACGCAAACCGGGGCGTGTTGATATTATGAGACTGGATACAAGTGATTTGTTCTTGATTGCCGGTATCCTACTGGTAAGCGTCAGCCTTGCACTGTGGGTACCGACCGCGGTGCCGGCCTACTACGGTGTGATGGCGATCTTGTTTGGGATTGCGCGAGGAATAGCGGATGCTCGTTCGCCAGGCAATGACCCTGATCAACCGCCGAAACGGTAGCCTTGAGAACCCGGGCAACCCGTTGAACGCGATGTCACTTGCCAACGCGTTGGCGGGCGGGCAAGGCACCGTCTCAGGCATCACGGTCAACTCCGAGTCGGCGATGGCCTTGCCCATCGTCTATACCTGCGTATCGCTTCTCTCGCGCACCGTCGCTTCCCTCCCCTTAATCCTGTACCGGCGTCTCGACCGCGGGAAGGAACGCGCGACAGATCACGCGTTGTACCGGGTCCTCCGTGATCTTCCCAACCCGGAGATGACGGCATATGATTTGCACGCGTGCCTGATGAGCCATCTGGCACTGTGGGGCAATGCCTACTGCGAAATCGTCCGCAACGCCAACGGTGACGTGGTTGAGTTGTGGCCGATTGCACCGCAGCGCGTCACGTGGAAGCGTCTCGCTCCCGGAAAGCTGCTCTACGAGATCGAGATGGATGGCACCCGCGTCAACCTGCGGGGTGATCAGGTGATGCACCTGCGAACCCTCAGTGCCGATGGCAAGCGTGGGTATTCATTCATCAGTCAGGCACGGGAGGAAATCTCACTCGGGATTGCTGCACGCGAGTACGGGTCACGGTTCTTCGGACAGGACGGGCGCCCTGGGGGCGTCTTGACCCATCCGGGTTCACTCTCGCAGGATGCCCTTGACCGTTTGCGATCCTCATGGGAAGCAGCCCACAGTGGCCTGAGCAACAGCCACCGGGTGGCAATCCTCGAGGAGGCGATGACGTTCACGCCTACGACCCTTCCGCCGGAGGACATGATGTTCCTCCAGACGCGTGACTTCACGCGGAAGGAAATCGCGGGGTGGTTCCACATCCCACCGCACATGGTTGGCGATACCGAACGGTCGACCAGCTGGGGCACCGGAATCGAGAGTCAGGCACAGGGGTTCCTTACCTTCACCCTTGTCCCGTGGTTGACATCGTGGCAGCAGGAGATCAACCGGTCACTGCTCACGCCGACCGAACGGGAGACGTACTTCGCGGAGTACATGACCAATGCCCTCCTCAAGGTCGATACGCAGGCGAGGTATGAAGCTTACGCCAAGGGTCGCAACTGGGGATGGTTGTCGGTCAATGATGTCCGGGAGATTGAGAACCTGAACCCCATCGAGGGCGGAGATGTTTACCTAAGCCCGTTGAACATGGGCAATAGCGAGGTGATGCGGGATTGGCCGAACCCGCAGGCGGGAACGCAGGGAGGCGCACCCGGCGCACCGGTTCCATCCAACCAGCCGTCCGTGCCGAAACCCGGAGAAACGGTCCCCCAATCGTTGCGGACCGAGGATGACGGTGAGGATGCCGAGGAACGGGCACTCCTGGCGATCGAGCGTCGTGCGATTGACGTTCCAGGGTGGATGCAGGCAAACGCGGCCCGTGGCATAGCGTGGTACGAGGATGGCCTCGCCGGAGACGGTGTCACGGAGAAGACCGTTCGCGAGGCACGCGCCATTGCAGCGGGAAGCACCACTACGGACAAGGTGCGCCGGATGGCCGCTTGGTTTGCCCGGCACATGGTGGACCTTGACGCACCCGCAGCATCACCGGACAATGAGAACTACCCATCACCCGGCGTCGTCGCGCACGCATTGTGGGGAGGGGGATCACGGTCCCAGTCCCAACGTGCGGAACGTTGGGCGAATGCCCGCATTGCGGAGATTGACGGAAATACCGCAACCGAAGGGCGGGTACTACCCGCCACCCACGAGGGCGACGCGCTTGCCATCATCGGCATGGCCTACGACGCTCTCGATGTCCCCTCGATTGCCCGGGCAATCAGGGCGAGTCTCGGAGACGATCGATGACAACCGAAGGACCCACGAGAGCCGAAGCGGCCGCACACATCCTTGCACGGGAGACGGGACGCAGGATGCGTGCCATTCAGGTGAGGATCGACGAGGTCGAGGAGGAGCGGAAATCTGCCCTTGAAGCCGTCGCGTCACGCCTCGATGGACACGACGGGACCGATGCGAGGCAGGATGTCCTCATTGACGGTCTCCGCGTCGGTCTGGAAACGGTGCAGGCGATTACCACGGCGATCGATGCGGCCCACGGGGAGACCCGTGAACTGACCGCAGCGCAGGCGCAAGAACTGGCCTCCATCGCCAGTCGTCTGGCAGCGAACGAACAGGTGGACGCGGCACAGGATGCCGAACTTACCGGATTGACCGGACGTGTCGAGGGACTTGAGGCACGCGCACCGGTGCCGGGGCCAAAGGGGGATCGCGGGGAGCGCGGTCCCGCCGGGCCTCCAGGCAGGACTGGTGGATACGTCGGCGGTGGTGGATCGGCGACCATCCAGAGCAATGGAACGACGGTTGCGAACAGGCCGATCCTGAACTTCGTCTCCGGTGCGACGGTGACCGACAACGGTGCGAATAACCGTGTGGATATAACGGTTAGTGGTGGTGGGTCCGGCGCGATCAACAGCGTGACCGCATCGTCCGGCCTGACCGTCACGGGCACTTCGGATCTCACGATCACCAATACCGGCGTGCGAAGCCTGACCGGGTCCGGCCTGACGGTGTCCGCGTCGACTGGTGACGTGACGCTGACCGCACCGACCGTAACCGGCGGAACCGGGATCAGTGTGGCAGGGTCCGGTACCACGTCGATCACCGTGAGTGCGACCGGCGTCAACTCCGTGACCGGCGGTACCGGGATCAGCGTGTCGGGCACGACGGCGCTTACCGTCTCGGCGACCGGCGTCCAGTCGCTCACCGCCGGGAACGGAATCACGGTCTCGGGCACCACGACACCGACCGTGTCCGCCAGTCTCGCAGCCGGTAGCGGGATCGGGATCAGTGGGACGACGACGCTCACGGTGACGAACAGTGGCGTCACATCCATCGTTGCCGGGACGAACGTGACTGTGTCCGGTGCCACTGGTGCCGTCACCGTCAACGCACCGGCGTTTGCGACTGCCGGATCGTCAGCGGTCGGTGACAGTGCCGCCGCAGGCACCGCGACGACGGCGGCGCGGTCGGATCACGTGCATGGGCGGGAAGCATTCGGCACGCCAGGCGCATCGGCGGTTGCGGACACGGCGTCAGCGGGCACGGCGACGACGGTTGCCCGGTCCGATCACAGACATAGCCGTGAGGCGTTCGGGACGACGATCACTGCCTCGACAATCGGCGGGACGGCTGCGGCTGGCACGTCGGTGGCGGTTGCGCGTGAGGATCACAAGCACGCGTTTCCGGCCGGGGCCGCACCATCCGCGCTGACGGTGTCCAGCACGCAGTCGACCGGTACGAGTACCGCACCCGCGCTTGCGGATCACGTCCACGCGATGCCTGGTGCGGGTACTCCCGGATCGTCAGCCGTCGGCGACAGCGCGTCGGCTGGCACGGCGAGTACGCTCAGTCGTTCGGATCACGTCCACGGCCGTGAGGCGTTTGGCACGCCTGTGGTTGTCAACGGACAGACGACGAGCCTTTCAACCGGGAGCCTGACCACACTGGCGAGGGCGGATCACGTCCATACGGTCAGCAATGTGCCGGTGCTGCTGGCGTCAACGACGCTGAGTAGTGCGGCGGCGAGTATTACTTTCAGTTCTATACCACAAGGGTACACGCATTTATATATTGTGGCACATTGCCGATCACTTGCAACTGGTGGCGCGATTGAAGAGATAATGCTGCGCCTGAATGGAGATACCGGATCGAATTACTATAAAGACAGCACCGCCGGAACCTATT